GTTGTCACGGTCGAGGGCTTCACCTGCTGTCATCAGTGCTCGCATCGAAGGCATGACGTCTAGGTCATGTATTGATCTGAATATCTCTGACACTTCGAAGTCATCTAAACCGGCATTATCTACCCAGTAGTTGACGTATCGGTTAACCGTTTCTTCCCAAGTCTCGCGGCGCTGTTCAAGTGGCAAGTACCTAGCGTAACGAGACTTGTGTATGTATTGTTGATATGCGTCCATTAGTTCTCCTAGTCTTCACTCAGTATCACTGCTGTGGCTTTTGATAGAAGGAAGTGTACTCCTTCTGGATAAGGTCGGCTAGACGCTATCTCAAACATCTCACCTCTGTCGTACATAATAACTGCACAGTCAATTTCTTTGCCTTCTTCCTCGTACTGCATCGCTTTTACTGCGAAGAGAGACAAGAACTCTGATGCGCTTATCGGCTCCTCTTTGTCTTTCCCGAAGTTACCCTCCACTACTTTCATTGCTAGCCTCCATCGCTTCATCAACGGCATCACGCCAGCTTTTAGCGTCTGTCTCTGCCAAGCATGAGCAACCTTCTTCGGTCAGGCACCACCCGTTCTTGGTTGGCATAGGGTAGCACTGATTTTCTACCAGCCACTCAAGCCGCTTGCGATCCATTTCAAGATCAAAGACGGCACTCATAAAGCTACCTCTTCAATGAGACGCTCAAGATACCACCTAGCCTTACGAAGATCCTCTACTCCGTTCTTGTATTCGTACCGCCATATGTACTTCATTACGTTACCCTTAAGGTAACCTTTGAACTCTGTCTTGTCCATAGACTCCTGTATTGCTTCAATGCACTCTAAGTTTCCTGTGTTGTAGTGGTGTGGTCTAAATACAGCATCCCAATCTGCTGGTGTTGCGTCATCTATTGAGCGTGGGAAAGAAGTGTTACGATCAGATTTAGTATTCATGCTCTTCCTCCATTAAGTCTTCTTCGAATTGATCTAGTCGGTTGATTAACTTATCTTCAAACCTATCCAGTAGTTCTTCTGCTGTGATCTGGAGTCCTTCCAGAAGGTCATCAGGGTCATACACCTTTAGAATCCTCTCTTTAATTTCCTCTAGCGTTAGCATACTCAATCAACTCCTCCAAAGTATCTATAGTATACCACTTTATTGCGTGTTTGTCACACCATTCTGCCATTGTTAGTTTAGCGCCCTTGCGTACTTTCTGGTTAGGTTTCATAAGCACGAACACTAACTCATGGAAACACGGTAGGCAATCCTTAATCGCCTTATACTTTTGTGTGTCTCCTTCTCTAAAGAAGCCTTTGCATTCGACAAGGATGTCGTTAGGATGGATAAAGTCCGGCGTGTAAACTCTAGGTACTTGGTAACTAAACTTTTCTGACTCATAGGTAAAACCCTCTCGCTGTAGTTGTGTGTTGACGTTCTGTTCAAACTCAGACCTAAAGTTCCCTAAGCGGGATTTCCGGGACTTTCGGCTCATTGAATACCTCTACTAAATATCTTGGCCCTGAAGAGTACGCGAAGGCTCTTACGGAAGGCCAGCATACCGTTTTGTAAGTACAGTAAGAGCAGCCTACGGCGAGTTTCTGGTTTCCACTCTTTCCATCGTCGATAGGCTCGTAGCACACGCTTGGTGGGTGAGGCTGCTCCACTAGCTTTTTTATGCGGTCAATTCGTTCTCCTATGTCGTAGCTTATTAAGTCGTGAACAGGTGCCTGTGTGTCCTCTGAGTCGTACAGCAGGTACGTTAGGTGTCCGTTCTGTTTGTCCATCGCTAGCCACCCGAACTTTGTTTCACCCTCGGCGTGAGCGTAACCCTTGATCTGTCCTACGTAACCAAAGGGGTCATCGTAGGCCAGTGTTCCGTCCTTAAACTTCTTGAATCCATAAGTAGAAGTGCTCTTGATGTCAGTAACTACACCGTCAATCTTGCAGTCCATAGAACCTTTGATGCCGTTGACTTCACACTTCTTCTGCTCATCAGTAACCTCGTGTCCAGAGAGCCTAGTGAGGAACAGAAGCATCTCTTCGATCAGGTGTCCGTACATGAACTTGACGTAGGTGTTAGGTGTCATCTCCTCTTGTACGTCCGGGTTATTCACTACGTTCCAGAGGAACCTGTCGTTACGTCCGATGTTGGACATACGTAGCTTCCGTCCGTCGCGTTCTTCTGTGAACAGGTTAGTCATCAGTCGCTTACAGTTTTCACCGAAGCGGTCTATCTCTGCTTCTAGATCAACACCCTCTGGTACGTCTTTTGAAGAGACTACCTTGTATATGTCGTCTACTAGATTATATATTGATTTCATGGCTTTGTCCGTTTAAGTAAGTTATTGCGGCCTGTAGTACTTCTACGCTGTCGTTGAACCCTCCTAGCGCTCTGTTACATTTGTGGCACAGCCATCCTCTGAAGGACTCATTCTCGTGGTCGTGATCTAGTACCCACGAACCGTTTTTTGTGTTTCCTGTGCCTTTTACGTCCTCCTCTGATCCTTTACAAATAGGGCAATGATAACCCTCTTGTGGCATCCCGTGTTTCTCTCTGAGCCTCTTTCGAACCTTTTGCATCTCGTTGTTACACTTACGGCACTCGGCTCTTAGATAGTTGCCACCAGACGCCATGTTGTACGCCTCTAGTGGTAAGTACTGCTCGCACTTAGAGCAAGTCTTGCCGTGTCCTGCTCCTAAATCATCGTGTTCGAAAAAACACATCTGCTCCATCAGTGTGTCTCCGCCCATGTTGTTCCGACCTTGTACTCTCCGTCAAGAGGACATCGGAGTTTGTAGTAGATTCCTGCTGCCTTGAGGCACTCCACAGCCAAGTAGCCGAACTTCTCTGCCTGCTCTGTGGCAACCTCGGTTTGTACTTCATCGTGTATGTTCCCCACAAACTTGTAGTCAATGTTCCACTGCCTAGCGTAGTCGTCTAGAAGCACGAGTGCTTTCTTCATCACGATTGCACCGGCAGCCTGTAGTAGCGTGTTTAATGCACTATGCTCTGACCTGACCCAGAGTTTTCTACCGTCGAGTCCGACAAGGTGACCCCGCTGAGAAGCGCCTCCAACTCGTTCTCGTAGGCTTTCAAGAGCAGGTGTGTTTGATAGAAAGCGTTGCTTAAGTTTCCTGCCATGTGTAGCAGTTCCTCCGACGATACTTCCGATCTTTGCGTCTCCTGCTCCGTAGAGGAAAGCATAGATGAAAGTCTTTGCTTGAGGTCTTGTGTCCAGTCCCGCAGCCATTTGGTTTCTTGTGTGTACGTCTTCCGTAAGTAAGACATTGGTAAACTCCTCATCGTCCATATAGTGTGCCAGCATACGCAACTCCAGACCTGAAGCATCGAAGCCAACTAGTTTTTTACCCGTGGGCACAGTCCAACACTGGCGACACTCCTCGCCGTACTGTGAGTAACCGGCAGGAACCTGTGCCATGTTAGGCGTCTGGTGTGTCATACGTCCTGTGATAGCGCCGTTAGTTGTAACCCTACCGTGTACTCTACCGTCTTCCTCTACGTGTTCTAGCCACGAGCTAACCTGTGCGTATCGCTTTTGGAGTAACAAGTACTCAAGGACGAGAACAGCTTCCGGTATATGTTTGTTCTCCTCAAGCGTCCTCTCGTCCACCTGTGGCCTACCGCTCGGGGTGAGTTCCGACCATACCGCACCTTTAGCTTCAAGTCTTTCTGCCACTTGTTGTCTACTACCGGGATTAAAGACCGTAACCTTATCCTTAAGGCGCTTGCCTGTTTTCTCCGACCACCTTTCTTCAACAATAGGCGGGAATACTTCCTGCAACTTGGTCTCAATATCATTCATCTTCTCCTTAAACGTACCGCAGAGACTAAACGCTAGTCGCTGATCTAGTAACCATCCGTTACGCTCTTGTTGCTGAATGACCCACTGTACATCGTGCTCCAGTTTGATCGACTCATCAGAGAAACCCTCTAGCTCTACCAGCAGTGCCTCGTGTACAGCCTGAGTAAGTTCTGTGTCTCTGATGCAGTAGTCGATCATCTCTGGTGTTAGCTGTGACCAATCGCTGTGGTCTCCCTTCGCAAACCCGAGGGTGTTTCCCCAGTTTCGCAGGGAGTGTCCACCAGATCGGCTAGGATCGCTAAGGCGAGACATAACGAGAGTATCCACAACAGACCCTTTATCAAAGGCCACACCCCAAAGACGATTAAGTACTGGAACGTCAAAGCCAATTCCGTTGTGAAATACCCAAGTAGCCTCCGGCAGGTTTGCCACGTAGTCCTTAAAGTCTCTCTCATTGCATATCACCGTGTTGACGTTGTTGTACCGGCAGACTGCACACCAGATGACGCTGGCGTCTAGCCCGTCTGTCTCAATGTCGCAATAGACGTAGTTCAAAACTCAGTCTCCGTGTCTGCTGAAGGTGGTGCTACTTCCTCCATTCGTCCAGTGTCTAAGTTGTACTTGAGCCAACAGGCTGGCCCTGTTTGACCTGTGTAACGATTCTTCAGGATACGTACAGTCGTTGTGTTACGTGTCTCTAAGTCCTCGTGTTGCTGGTCACGTTCCATGCCTATCACAATGTCAGACAACTGAGCGATGCTCTGGGAGCCTCGTAAGTCCTGTAGGCTGATCTTGCCTCCGTCCTCGTGTGGCTTGCCTGTGACTCGCTTCAGGTGCGACACGAGGAACAGAGTGATACCTGTCTCTGCCACCAGTGTCCGTAGGCGTGTCATAATCTCGTCTATAGCTTTTCTTTCATCTCCGTTTTCCTGAGAAGAAACCACGATGGATAAGTGGTCGAGGATGACGTACCGACAGTCGAGAGCTTTTGCCATGTACCGGACTCGTGAGAGAAGGTTATCGGCTGACGTTGATCCCCAGTGATCGAATAGGTAGTATCTTCCTGTTCCCAGAGTGTCCTGCCAATAAGGTCTAAGCTCATCAATAGGTGTGTCTTCTTCCAAGTGTAGAGGTCGATTTGCCGCCACCGACATGATTCCCAGAGTTGTCCTCGCAATGTCTTCCTCCAGTGCAAGTACACCGATGTTTTCTTTAGTCCTGTGAAGTAAGTCGTACTCCAGTTCTCGTATAAATTGTGACTTGCCCATGCCAGAACCGCTGGTGACAGTGACAAGCTCGTATGGTCTGTGTCCTTTAGTAATTTCATTTAGCCCTTCCCACGGATACGGTACAGACTTCACGCTCCTCTTGTTGACCAGTGCCTCCCAAGTATCCTGTCCCGCCACGATACCGTCTGGGCGATAGACCTTGGCGTCCCACCAGTGCTGTATAAACTCTTTGATCTGATTACCCACTAGCATCTCACTGGCGTCTTTCATAGGTAGCTTACAGATGCGTAGCTTGTTAGGGCTAAATAAGTCCTTGACTTGTTCCTCTGCTAGCTTCCCGGCCTTGTCCTGATCGAAACACAAGACCACCTGATCGTAGCCTTCTAGCCACTCCAGTTGTTCCTTTATCTCTTTTACTGCACTGGCTGCACCTGCCTTCAGGGATACCACATCAAACTGCTTACCGAACATCTCGTAGACACTCATGGCGTCTAGCTCACCTTCGGTAATCGTGATGAATTTACCCCTGCCTCTACACTGGTGTTGCCCGAACAATCCTGTGTTGCGTACGTCACCTGTAGCCACGAATCCTTTCGTAGCCACTGTGCGTACTTTTGACCCTGTTAATTCCCCTGTGTCGATGTTGTAGTAAGGATAGTGGTGCTTCTCAATCTTGCCTTTTGAGTCATAAGTCACGGTTACCTGATACTTCTTGCAGGTGTCCTGTGAAATCTTACGGTCAGGGATGGACGCAATGACACCGAACATATCCACTGGTTTGTTTGTAGTCACTTCTTCCACTTCTACGTATTCTCCGGTTCCTTTTACGTGATAGCCACAGCCAGCAGAGTAGCAATGGCGGCCACCGTCCTTGTAGACCGCCAGAGCATCACTAGAGCCGCACTCAGGGCATGGCTCTTTGTGACTGTAGCCCGTATCAGAAGTCACTTACACCCTCTACCATTTCAGCCTCCTCCAAGACTTTAACGGCTTCCAGATACGTGCTAACACCGTGTACCGGATGTGGCTGACCTAGCTTGTACTTCAGGCGAACACGGGAGTTATACGGAATCTCCCCCATGTATGGCTTACCCTCAGCATCAAACGCCTTGATGTCGTACTTGGACTTGAATTTGCGCTGTTTAGCACCTTGATAGTCCTTGATCTTAACACCGTTAGACGCCATCTGGTTAGCATCGTCCTCCGACAGAGTTACAGTCATGCTAAATGCACCTGTGTCCTGCCCATTGTACACATCGTGTTTCGTAATGTTTGAGAAGTTTACGATACCTTCGACCACTTGTGCTGTCATATGAGATAATCCTCGTTTTCCGCAGCTTTGCTGCTGTTTATCGTCTTTTGTCGGTCTAACGGAATTGTCAGACTTACTAATAGTATACTCCCATTCCTCTAAGTCGTCAAATGTAATGGTACTATTACCTCCTTTAGATGTGTTGTCCATAAACCTATGTTCTCCTATGTTACTACTAATGTAGTATTACTTTATTTATATACTAATGTTAAATAAACAATAGTTATTCC